CAAACAGGTACTTTAACTTTGGATAATGAATACCTGACTATGCCTAGTGATATGTTGTTTGTGTATTCCTTAGCAATTGTTAATAGTAGTGATTATGTATATCTTTTAAACAAGGATGTTAATTTTCTGCGGGAAGCGTATCCAAATCCTGCTACTACGGGTACTCCGGTACATTATGCTCTTTTTGACCAAACCAGTCTTATTGTAGGTCCAACACCTGATGCTAATTATAATTCTGAAATCCACTTTGGGTATTATCCTGAATCTATTGTTACTGCGGGTACTACTTGGTTAGGTACTGAGTTTGATTCAGCACTCCTTAATGGGGCGTTGATGGAAGCTATACGTTTTCAAAAAGGTGAAGCTGATATGTTTACTATGTATGAAAAATTTTATATACAAGCGTTAGTATTGTTGAAGAATCTTGGCGAGGGAAAACTACGTGAAGATACTTACCGTTCCGGGCAAGTTAGAAGAGAGGTTGTGTAATGATTAGTGCCAATGGTGCAATGCAGGTAGGAGATATAACTTTATTCACTGTGTCTAATCGTGGGTTTACGCCTGAAGAACTTGCAGAACGAGCACTTGATAGAATCCTTTACGTAGGAAAGAATAGTCATCCAGTTATTCAGGAACAGGCAGAAGCTTTTAAGAAGCAAATTCATGGTGTGTTGGTGGAATATATGAAGCAAGCTATTCGTTCTAACCACACTACTTTGGCAAATCGGTTCCACAATGCTGGACACCCAGAACTTATAAAATTATTGGAGATATAACATGCCCATAACTGTAACCACTGCAATGCCCACCAGTTTTAAAGTCGAAGTGCTAAAAGGTCTGCATGACCTTCAACTCGGTGCTGACACGCTTAAGATAGCGTTGTTAAAAACTACTGCTTCGGGATCAGGAACTTACGGCGCTGCAAGTACTAATTATTCTAATATCACTGGGAATAGTGATGAAACAAGTGGCAGTGGCTACAGTGCTGGTGGAAACACTCTAACGAATGTAACACCTGTTGCCTCTGGCACTACAGCGATTTGTGATTTTAGTGACACTACATGGTCTAGTGCGTCTTTTACTTCATGCGGCGCAATGATCTACAACACCAATAACTCTAATTCTGGATGTGCGGTGTTGAGTTTTAGTGGCGATCAAACTGTTAGCACGGGTGATTTCACTATTCAGTTCCCTGCGGCAGGCGCTTCTACTGCGATCATACGCATCGCCTAAAGGCTAAATAGTGGCAGATAAACTTGTATACCTTGGTGCTGTATGGGGTAAAGACGGCTGGGGTGATGGCGCGTGGGGAGACAATGGAAATGTCTCTGTAGCAGGCACTGGCGCAATCGGAACAGTAACCTTTTCTCTTGCAGAAAATGTTGTTCCAACAGGTGTAGTAGGAACAGGTGCAGTAGGAACGGTAGTTCTATCCTATAGTGGGTCTATAGTTCCAACAGGCACAGCAGGGACAGGTGCAGTAGGAACGGCAGTTCTATCCTATGACTGGACGGTATATCTCGGTGGTCCGTGGGGTATAGCTGGTTGGGGTGACGGTACTTGGGGATCGAGTCAGAATACCTCTGTAGCAGGCACCGGTGCAATTGGAACAGTAGTTATATCGTTTGCGGAAAATATTGTTCCAACAGGTGTAGTAGGTACTGGTGCAATTGGGACAGTAGGCTTTATTCTGGATGAGAATATTGTTCCGATAGGAGTAGTAGGAACTGGTGAAGTAGGGAGTGTAGTTGTATCGTTTGCGGAAGTTGTTTTTCCGACAGGCGTAGCAGGAACTGGCGCGATAGGAAGTGCTACTACAGTTTCCACGGTAATTCCTTCAGGCGTTGTTGCTACAGGGGTTGTAGGTACGGTAACGGTAAATTACAGTGGGTCTGTAATTCCAACAGGAGTGGTGGGTACTGGGGCTATAGGTACAGTAACCCGAAGGGGTTGGACTACAATAGATGATTCGCAAATACCTAGTTGGATAGATGTAGATAAAGCAGCTTAGGAGCTAACAAATGGCAACATATGTAAATAATTTAAGACTGAAAGAGATCACTACTGGCGACGAAGACGGTACGTGGGGAACGAGTACAAATACTAATCTTGAGCTTATTGGTGAAGGATTTGGTTATGGCACCCAACAGGTAGCTGCGGATTCCAATGAAACCTTTACCATGGCAGATGGAGCGGCAGACGGTGTGCGAGGGATGTACCTTAAATTCACTTCAGCCGGTTCGTTAAGTGCGACCCGTGAGCTGACACTTGCCCCTAACACGGTTTCCAAGGTGTGGATTATTGAAAATGCCACTACCGGCAGTCAGATTATTACGATCAAGCAGGGTGCAGGCGCTACGATTAATATAGCAAGTGGCGCGAAGAAGATGGTGTACACAGATGGGGCGGGGTCTGGAGCGGCTGTTTTTGATGCAGACCCTACAGCAGCAGTGGGCGGTACGGTAACTTCTGTTGCAGTATCAGGTGGCACGAGTGGGCTTACTACTTCTGGTGGCCCTATTACCGCCTCTGGAACTATTACTATTGCGGGTACTTTGGCAGTAGCTAGTGGTGGTACGGGGGCCACTACTTCTACAGGTTCAGGTGCAGTAGTTCTTTCTGCCTCTCCTACACTTGTAACCCCGGTTTTAGGCACACCATCAAGTGGCACATTGTCAGGCTGCACAGTTGACGGAACAGATGCGGTTGGTTTTAAGAACATTCCACAAAACAGCAAAAGTGCAGATTACACTTTGGTTCTGGCTGACGCAGGAAAACATATATTTCATCCGTCAAGTGATGCGACCATTCGGACTTACACCATCCCGGCTAATAGTTCAGTAGCTTATCCGATAGGTACTGCGGTAGTTTTTGTCAACATGACTTCTCAGGTCGTATCAATAGCGATTACATCCGACACTATGTATCTCGCAAAAGACGGCACAACAGGTACTAGGGCGCTCGCCCAGTACGGTTCTGCGACAGCCCTTAAAATGACCGCAACAACGTGGATTATATCGGGGAGTGCCTTGTCATGAGTGGTGCCCTAATAGCCGTTTTCACAAGCCAACGTGGCTTTGCTACTGTCGCTGATGCACCGGGGATTGGTACTGCCGCTGCAACCAGCACCACAACTGCAAATGTAGCATTTACGGCTCCCGCAAATGATGGTGGTGCGGCCATTACTTCCTATGTAGCTACCTCTACACCCGGAAGTATCACGGGCACACTAAGCCAATCTGGATCGGGGACGGTTGCGGTCACAGGGCTTACTGCATCTACAAGCTACACGTTTACTGTTCATGCTGTAAATAGTGTAGGTAATAGTGCAGAGAGTTCAGCAAGTAATTCAACCTCCACAACAGCAACAACTAGCCAAGTGGACTTTACGACTGCGGGGACATTCTCTTGGGTAGCGGTGGCCGGAGCATTTAATGTCTCTGCTCTTGCTATAGGAGGAGGTGCAACTAAGGGTGCTGGTGGCCTTGGCTATAAAAACAATTACACTACAGTGCCCGGTAATTCCTATACTGTTGAAGTCGGCTCAGCTAGTAACGATTCCTATTTTGTATCCAGTGGCACTGTAGAAGGAGAAGGTGGCGCTGGCGGCGCTGGCGGCGGTCACACAGGCGATGGCGGCGGTGATGGTGGGTATGGAGTGCCTTGGAACGGTGGTGGGGCTGCTGGTTACTCTGGCACGGGTGGAGGCGCTGGTGGTGGGGGACGACCGGGTAATGGTGGCGGAGGCGGTAGTGGTGGTTACGATAGTTATTGTGCCACGGCTGGTGGCGGAGGCGGTGTTGGTCTTTTAGGTGAAGGCTCTAGTGGGGCTGGGGGTACAGATTGTAACAATTATCCATCCCCTACCTGTTGTAACCCCGGTGGCGGTGGTGGCGGTTCAGGCGGGGCTGCTGGGGCTGCTGGCCCCAATGGGGCTGGGGGCCTATACGGCGGTGCTGGAGGTAATAATGGTGGCACGGGAGCAAAGGGCGCGGTTCGCATTCTCTGGCCCGGAAGCTCACGTTCTTATCCCTCAACAAATACGGGGAACTTATAGTGAGGCTTTTTATACGCATTAAAAACGAAGTTCCTTTTGAGCATCCAATTTTGGAAGAGAACTTTATTCAGGTTTTTCCAGAAGTAGATATAAATAACTTACCTTCTGAATTTGTAGAGTTCATACGAATAGAAAAGCCAGAGCCGGGAACCTATGAGACTCATGTTTCCACAACCTACGAATTGGTTGATGGGATGTGTACGGATAAGCACGTAGCGCATGAAATGTCACCTGCGGAGAAGATAGAAAAAGACGAGCTAATCCAAGCGGAAAGAGCCTTTTATATAAAAGAGTTTCTAGCTGATTGGAACAGCAAAGATCAAGTTTCAAACTGGGACGCCTTCATATTTGACGAAACCGATCTCATCTTCGTTCCCCCAGTCCCTAGACCTGATGACGATGAAATCTATCGTTGGTCGGGTGGGGATAACAATTGGAGAGAAGAACCTGAATATCCAAGTGACGGCGCGACATACACATTTGATTTTACTCAATGGATTTGGGTTGAGCTGCCGGAGGGCAAGACTTGGAAAGACGTTATGACTTACCCTGAGTGGCACTTCTTCAATAAAGTCACCAATTTTCCGCCACCCCATGATTAGTAAATTTATAGGGTTGAGCGGAATGATAAGAGCTGGTGCTACCTTATTATCCTCAATTCTAGATCAGAACCCCGCTATTCATGCAGAAGGTAATAGCGCAGTTTGTCAGTTGATGTGGGATATGCAGCAGTCTTGTTATGGAGCAGCCAATGAACAGCTTAATGGGGCTTATAGACTTCACACAACGGATGATCTGGTGGCCTCTATCCCCAATGTATATTACAAAGACATATCGGCCTCTATAGTTATGGATAAGTGTAGGACATGGACGCTCCACGCCAATATGGAGATGCTGAAACGATATTTTAAAAACCCCCCGAAAGTTATAGTTTTAGAAAGGCCAATTATTGACGTAATTAAGTCCTTAGTGGCGCAGAAACAGCGAAGCGGTAACAGCACTTTCGAGATGCTGGAAAATTTTACAAAAGGGATTGATAAATGGCTAATACCGCCGTTAACCGGACTTAACTGGGCTAGACAGAATAACAACGGTGAGTTCTTGTTTATTAAATATGATGATTTAGTGGACAACCCTCAAGATGTTTTAGATTCCATTTATAGCTTTTGTGGGATAAAACCATTTAAGCATGACCTAACAAGCATAAAGAATAACCATCCCGACAATGACGAATTCTTTTATAAAAATGCAGGGTTACACGATGTTCGACCAACAATTAGTCGTCGTAAGATTGATGTTGAACTTTCGGATGATGTTATTCAAAGATGCGCCGTGTTGCAACAATTAGCACTGGAAAACAGTAATTTGCATTTGCGTCTATAGGCCGAAAGATGAATTTTGAAGGGAATTTTAAGGTTCTACAAGAAAACGCTGATGTGGCGGCTTTGGCAGATTTCTGTAATGGGATAACTGCCGAACAATGGGATGTATGGGACTATCGACAGAATACATTTGGCGCACATAGGGACACAAAAACATTTCCTCTTGTCTGGAGTAGTTTAGACTCTATTACCCTACCTACTGTCTTAATGAATGTTGATTCTTTAGCCGCGAAATTAGTGCAGCCATTTATTGCATTCCTTGAGAATCTTTATAGCGGGATTGTGTACAAGGCGATGCTCACACTATTACCTGATGGGGGCAAAATTATTCCTCATGCAGATAGGGGAGTAGGTCTTTTAACTATCCACAGGTGTCACCTCGTAGTAACCGCAGAAACTGGAACTGACTTTATGGTGGGTGATGTAAATAAGTATTTTGCTCCCGGCACTTTGTTTGAGTTTAACAATTCCCGTGTGCATTCTGTAACAAATAATTCGGAGGCAGATAGAGTTCATTTAATAATAGATATTCTACCAATGGCACTTAGCTGATGACTATACCTTCTAGTGTTAGGTCTTCCCCCTTCTCCCGCGTGTTAAGAGCCTCTCGCACGGAGAGGATAGCTACGTGTAAGGAATGCCCCCGATATATTAAGGCTGTTAAGATGTGTAAAGAATGTGGATGTTTTATACCAGCTAAAACTTGGTTTAAAGGGCAAAGCTGCCCCCTTGGTAAATGGAAAGAAATTGTATCTGACTAATGAATGGTATTTTTTTACTGAGGCGCTAAACAAAGAAACTTGCAACCGAATAATAAAATTAGGAGACAAGGGATTTAAAAAGGGAGTCTTAGAAAAAGATACAGAAATTACAGCCAAAGAAAGAATAGAGGGTAAAAAATATGAGTTCGAGTTAGATAAAAAAAAGAGAACAAGTGATATTGCGTGGGTAGAGGATCAATGGCTATACGATTTAATATGGCCCTACATGGTCACAGCAAACGAACAAGCGGGTTGGAAATATGACATCAAAGCCGCTGAAACAATCCAGATAACTCGTTACAAAAAAGGCGGCTTCTACGGATTTCACAAGGACGGAAGAAGTGACAATTTATCTGCTTATAATCGGCCCGACCATTCTTTCCTACACGGAAATGTTAGAAAATTGAGCATGAGTATCCTCTTAAATGATGATTACGAAGGAGGGGATTTTGAGTTCACCACGTTAAACCCAGAAGGGAAAAGCGTAATGAAAGCATCCGATTTGTATAAGGCAGGTTCTATTATAGTGTTTCCTTCTTTTATGATGCACGGAGTTAAACCAATAACTAGAGGAGTTAGAGACTCACTTGTTGCATGGTTTATAGGGCCACCGTTTAAATGACTAATAGACAACCCTCAATGCGCTCGGATTTACAGGATGTTCTTATCACTGTTGCGCGTATTGATGAGCGTATTGTGACGATTTTTAACCGTCAGGAAGTTATCGAAGGGCGAGTAAATTCGATGGATAAAAAAATCCAACTGATTTCGCCAGCCGTTAAATTCGGGGAGCGGGTTTTTTGGATTTTATTGGTTGTGACTGTAGGAGCGTTTTTCAACTTACAATGAAAC